GGTTATGGATGCTTTGGCCCCTGGAGCAAGTTATGATTTAACTTCAGCGGGTGAGTTTATTATAGATAGATGGGATTCATCATTACCACAGCCAACGTCTCAAGAAATAAGAGATGAATACATTAGACAGCAAACCATTGCAGAGTGCATAGAATACTTTAAAACAATCAAATAACACTATAATTATCCCTTTAAAAATAGAATATACTATGCTATAATTTATATGGGAGAGGAACCTCCACATACCATTCCTCTCCTTTATAATTTATGCTTTTAGGATTTGATACATTTGCAAGGTTTCCCTTTTCCACTGTTGGTGATGATAACAGTGTAAGTATTGCCGTATCTGGTAATAACTTAATACTAACTATAGGACCAGTTGGTATATCCGCTACTTCTATTACACAAACAACAGGCGCCGATCCGCTAGTATTGGGTATCGGAACTATTACTATTTCAGGAACTGGCCAAACCGATGTAACCGGATCGCCTTTAATAATGGCTACTGGTTCTGTTGTTGTATCAGCTACTTCTGTTGTAGATGTCACTGGAAATCAATTGACTATTACTAGTGGAACCGTTACAATATCCGGAACAGCAAATGTAAGTATTAATGGAAGTCCATTAAACTTATCTTCTAACGGCGGAGGAACAACAGACGTTATTGTGTGGAATGAAATCATACCTGGAGCAAATATGGTATGGACACCAATAGTACCTTATTAAATTATGGCATCAACTTATTCAACAGACCTATCATTAGAACTAGTCACAACCGGTGAAAAAGCAGGTCTCTGGGGAACAATTACTAATACTAACTTACAAATTTTACAAACAGCTTCCTCTGGTTATACTACATTAACTTTATCTTCAGGAAATACCACATTAAGTTTAGCGGATGGTTCTGCTTCCGCTAATGGTAAGAATTTTTATATTAAATTAACAGGAACTTTAATTGGTAATTGTACGGTTACTATGCCTGCATCTACGACAGGTGGAACAGCAAACAGAGTTTTTATTATAGAAGATGCAACTTCTAGAACTACTTCTAATTATACAGTAAGTGTTTTAACTACAGGACAAGCAATTGCGACTCCGGTTCCAGTTGGATCTACTTTATTATTAGTATCTGATGGATCAACTCCTTTAACTTCTATTGGAATGATGAATAAAGGATATCATTCTATTAGTGATGCTAACTCTCCTTATGTAGCAATTGCTGGAGATCAATTGATTGTAGATACTAGAACTAACCCCGTCACAGTTACTTTACCTGCTTCTGCAAATGTAGGAGATGAAATAGTTATTATAGATGGTTATAATTTCTTTGCATCAAACAATTGTGTTGTAGGTAATAATGGTCTTAATATTTTAGGAGCAGCTTCCGCTCTAACTTTAAGTACCAACCGACAAGCTATTACACTTGTTTATGTAAACGCTACTCAAGGTTGGACTTATAAGACTAACACAGCATAGGAGCTAATTCATGGCTCTCACAGAAGTTAAATTCGCCCCAGGAATTGACAAACAAGATACAAGCGTAGGTGCGTTTGGTCGTTGGGTAGATTCAGACAATGTTCGTTTTCGTTATGCTCTTCCTGAAAAAGTAGGAGGCTGGGCATCTTTATTAAATCAAACCATAGTAGGAGTATCTAGAAAAATGTTACCGTTTGTTGATTTAACCGGTAATAGATATGTGGCTATTGGTACTGATAAATTTTTACTTATATATTTTGAAGGACAGTTATTTGATGTAACCCCATGGCGAAGTGATAGTGCCGGAGCACAAATTACTTTTACTTCTTCTACCTTATCAACGGATAGCACTACTACTAAACAATGTACTATTACCACATCCACTAATCATGGTTTAATTGCTGGTGATATGATTGTATTAGATGCGGTGACATTGCCTTCTGGAACAGGATTATCTGATGCTGATTTTGAAGATAAATTATTTCAAGTATTAACTGCACCTACCCCTACTACTTTTACTATTGATTCTTTAAATCAAGCAACTGCAATAGTTGCAACAGGTGGTAGTATGACGGTTGAGCCTTATGCGTCTATTGGTCCTGCATCACAAACCTATGGATATGGATTTGGTGTTGGTCAATATGGTGGAACAGTTCCTGGAGCATCTATTACTACTATTAATAATAGTGGAGCTTTTAATGCTGGAGCAACTTCAGTAGTACTTACCGATTCATCTGTATTTCCTGCATCTGGAACTTTGTTAATAGGTAATGAATTAATGACCTACACAACTAATACTACAGGAACCAATACTATATCAGGAATCACTAGAGGTCAGTTTGGTACATCCGATGTAACTCATGCCGATGGTGCAACGGTTACTAATGCAACTGATTTTACAGGATGGGGATCCGCGGTATTAGCATCTACTATTACATTAGAACCAGGACTTTGGTCATTGGATAATTATGGAGATGTGTTAGTTGCAACTATTGCTAATGGAAAAACATTTACATGGGATTCTAGTATTGCTGCAAGGTTGTCTACTAGAGCTTCACAATTAACTCCTGGATTTGAAACAACTAATAACCCAGTTGCATCTCGTGCTACCTTAATATCACCAACGACTCGTCACTTAATTCATTTAGGAACTTGTACCACTCTTAATGATGAAGATACTCAAGACGATATGTTCCTACGGTTCTCTACCATAGAAGGTATTAATGACTATGATATTAAAGCAACCAACACCGCCGGTTCGTTTAGATTACAAGATGGCACCAAGATTATTGGAGCGTTGAACGCGAAAGAAACTATTTTAATTTGGACCGACAATGCTTTGTATACTATGAAATTTGTTGGAGCTCCTTTTACTTTTGGATTTGAACAAGTAGGAACGAACTGTGGTTTGATTGGTAAAAATGCTGCAGTAGAAATTGATGGTATTGCTTATTGGATGAGTAACAATGGATTTTTTGCATTTGATGGAACCGTCAAGTCATTGCCTTGTTCTGTAGAAGATTATGTTTATGATGATATAGATACTACAAAAGGACAACAGGTTAGTGCTGGTTTAAATAATTTATTTACAGAAGTAGTTTGGTGGTATCCAACTCAAGGATCTGCTTTTAATAATAGATCCGTTGTTTATAACTATGGGGAACAAGTATCGCCTCCATTAGGAACTTGGTACACAAATACTAATCAAAATTCTATTAGAACTAGTTGGATTGATTCTTTAATTTATCCAAAACCTTATGCAACTAAATATAATAGTTCAGGTACAGGAACTTTTCCAACGGTTATTGGTGAAGATGGATTAGGTCAATCTGTTTTATTTGAACACGAAACGGGGACCGATCAGATTAATCCAGATGGAACTACTACTACCCTTACTTCTTTTGTTCGCTCTTTTAGTTTTTCTTTATCTAAAGATCAAACCGAAGTATTTTTATCTATGCGAAGATTTTTACCTAATTTTAAATTATTAACTGGAAACTGTCAGATTACTATTGGCATCAGTGATTGGCCGGCAGATGCAACTATTAATTCTACTTATAGTCCTTTTACCATTACTTCTTCTACTCAATTTGTTAGCACTAGAGCAAGAGGACGTTATGCAAATATTCAAATTGAAAATCTTAATGCTGGAGAAGATTGGAAATTTGGAACGTTTCAAGTAGATGTTCAGCAGGATGGGAGACGATAATGGCTAAAATTAATGTACGAATACCAGAACCAAAAACAGAGTATGATGTATCTAACCAAAAACAAATTAATAGAGCTCTTCGTATTATTGTAGAACAACTTAATTCTACCTATTTAAAAGATTTAAAAGAAGATACAGAACGATATACTTGGTTTAGTACAGGAGGACATTGCTAATGTCTGGATGTAATAATGTAAACACAACAGGATCCACAACTCCAGGATCAGCTGACATAGATTTTTATCTTGCAGTAGCAAAAGGAGATTTTACTGGTTATTCTAATGTAAGTAAATTTGGATATAATCCAACCGTTGGGTCTAGTAATTATGAAAGTATTTGGGAAGGTTCTAATGCTTATCCGTGGATGAGTGCAGCAGATCAATTAGAGGTTTTAAGTTCAGATGCAAATGATACATCAGCAGGAACTGGTGCAAGAACAGTTGAACTACAAGGTTTAGATTCTAGTTGGAATGTATTAACAGAGACAGTAACTATGAATGGTACAAGTGCTGTTACAACTACTGGATCTTTTTTAAGAATTTTTAGAGCAAGAGTAGTTACAGGTGGAACAAGTTTAAGAAACGAAGGAACCATTACCATTAGAGATCAAGATACATCTACTACAAGGGCTTTGATTACAAATGGAGCAACCGATGGAATGGGTCAAACTTTAATGGCCGTATACACTATACCGGCAGGGAAAACTGGATACATTATAAATATAAATGTATCTTCTTCTAAAGATCAAGAACAAGATTATAGATTAATGTCTAGGGATAACACAGTTGCAAATGCAGCGTGGAACGTGAAAGAATTTTTAACAGGTAGAGGTGGATTTTCAGATTGGAGAAAATACGCTATAAACAAAGTAACCGAAAAAACAGATTTAGATTTTCAAGTGATATCTAATTCTACATCATCGGCAGCAGGAGG